CCAGAACGCGCACCGTCGCAGTTCAGGGGTTTTCAGGGTTTGGCAAGATAAACTAAAAACAGGGGGAAAATATGATCAACGAAAGCTTGAAGAGTTTGGCCACGCCAATCGACGACTTGCACACACTGCCAGGCAATCCACGCAGGGGCGACATCGCGGCCGTAGCCCGGTCGCTTGAGCGCTTCGGTCAACGCAAGCCGATCGTTGCCAAGCACAGCGACGGAACCATCATCGCCGGCAACCACACTTGGCAAGCAGCGAAGCAACTCGGCTGGAGCGAGATCGCCGTCGTTTGGACAGACGACGATGACAACACAGCCCACGCATTCGCGCTCGCCGATAACAGAACCGCCGAGCTTGGAACTTACGATGAAGACGCACTTCGAGCGATGATCGCGCAGCTTGTAAACGTTGACCCAGAATTAGTAAGCGACGCCGGCTACAGCCAAGAAGCGATTGCCGAAATTCTCAAGATGCCGGTTGAAGAGATTCCAATGGCTGGCGACTTAGATGCAGCACCAGCGAAGTCAAGAACAGCGCACAGCATCGAAGGCGATACATGGATCCTCGGGCCGCACCGCCTTGTTGTTGGCGACTCAACAAACCCAGAAATTCTAAGCAAGGCACTCGGCGGCAAACTTGCAGATTGCATCTTCACAGATCCGCCATACAACGTCGCATACACCGGCGGAACAAATGAGAACCTAACAATTCAGAACGACTCGATGAGCGACTTAGAATTCGAATCGTTTCTCCTTGCAACTTACGGAGCGATGTACGCAAACGCAAAAGACGGTTGCCCGATTTATGTCTGCCACGCAGATGGAAGCAGCGTCACATTCAGATCAGCATTCAAGACTTCTGGATTTATGCTCAAGCAAATTCTTATCTGGGTCAAAGACAACTTCACACTCAGCCGCCAGGATTACAACTGGCAACACGAACCAATCATCTACGGATGGAAACCAGGAGCAGCGCATCCCTGGTTTGGCCCATTCAATGACTCAACCGTTCTCGACTTCGCAACGAAGGACTTGGACACATTGAGCAAGACAGAACTCGTAAAGATAATCGAAACAGCAAGAGAATCTTCGACCATTATCCGCGAGCCACGTCCACGCAGAAATTCAGAACACCCGACCATGAAGCCCATCAACCTCATCACTCGAATATTGAGTAACTCGGCGAATCGTGACTCGGTTGTTCTGGATCCATTTGGCGGATCAGGATCAACTCTGGTCGCAGCTCACACGCTCGGAATGACGGCAGCACTTGTTGAATTGGATCCGATATACGCAGACGTTATATGCAAGCGCTGGCAAGAACTGACTGGAATCCTTCCAATCAACGAACTCACCGGCAAGCCTTACGATTTCATAGGAAGCGACAATGCCTAATCCCCCAAAGACAATCGAGCAGAAGCGCAAACTTGGCAACCCAGGAAAGCGACCGCTTCCAGATAAAGCAAACCTGATCGCATTACCAATGGCGAAAGAAACACCAGAACCACTTCGCCCACTTGGATCAGAAGGCCAGAAGATGTGGGAACGCATCTGGCAAGCAGGACGCGCATGGATTTCTCCAACGACAGACATCGAACACGTAATGATTCTCTGCGAAACGATGGATGAACGCGTTCAACTTCGAGCGATAGTTTTCAGAGGCGGAGAATGGCGTGACCGCGTTGCATTGCGCCACCTTGATCACCAGATAACTGCAATGCTTTCACTCATCGCATTCAACCCGGTCGAGCGTTCGCGACTTGGACTCGCAGAAGTCCAGGCACAGACACGCATCCAGGAATTGATGACGCGAGCACGTGGCTAAAAAGAAAATCCAATCATGGCCGCCGCGTTGGATAACGCCGGTGGACTTGGCAGACCGCAAACGCGGTGACGGCCCTTTATATTCTGAATTTGCAGAAGCGGTATGCAGAGTAACCAAAGACTCGGTAGCAGCACCAGCCGGCGAACTTTTGCACCTGCGCGATTGGCAGAAGGAACTTCTCAACTACGCACTTGCACGCAGACCAGATGGAAGACTTAAACACAGAGTCGCCCTGATCGGAATGGCACGCAAGAATGGAAAGTCCGCGCTCGCAGCTTCAATGGGATTATCAGCGCTCACACTTGGCGGCAACGGTTCCGAAATTTATTCATGCGCAGCAGATCGAGATCAGGCACGCATCGTATTCGGAACAGCAAAGCGAATGGTTGAACTTGACCCAGAACTTTCTTCGATGTTTACCCTTTATCGCGACGTAATTGAATACAAAGACAAGGGATCCGTTTACCGCGCACTTTCAGCAGAGGCATATACGAAAGAAGGACTCAACCCTTCACCGATCGTAATCTTCGACGAAGTCCACGCGCAGCCAAACCGCGAACTCTGGGATGTTATGTCGCTCGCCGGCGGAGCACGATCCGATTCACTTCTCCTCGGCATAACCACAGCAGGAGTAAAGACGCAGGCAAACGGACAAGACAGCCTCGCATATTCGTTATACCAATACGGACAGAAGCTCGTAAAGGGCGAACTTGTAGATCCGTCGTTCTTCTTCGCCTGGTGGGAACCGAAGAACCCAGAAGCAGATCACAGAGACAAGCAGCTCTGGATTGAATCAAACCCCGGCTTCGCAGATATCGTTGACGCCGAAGATTTCGAGAGCGCAGTATTGAGAACGCCAGAAGCAGAATTCAGAACCAAGCGCACAAATTGCTTTGTATCAACAGCAACCGCCTGGCTTCCAACCGGATCATGGGAAGCCTTGATCGACACAGAGAGAACACCAGAATCGGGCGAAGATGTAATTCTTGCATTTGATGGAGCGTTCTCAAACGACAGCACCGCGCTAATTGCCTGGCTGCTTGGCGGAGACAAACCGCATCTGATGGTTGTAGGAATCTGGGAGCGACCAGACGACGCAGAGCAGGGATGGCACGTGCCAGTCGCCGAAGTTGAACAGACGATCATTGATACATTCAGGAATAGCAACTTCCAAACCAAAGAGATCGTCTTCGACCCGGCGCGATGGCAGCGCACCTTTATGGTTCTAGACGAGCAAGGGATGCCAGTCGTTTCTTACCCGAACAGCGCAGAGCGCATGGTTCCAGCAACACAAAAATTCTACGAAGCCGTAGTGAATCAAAGCTTCACCCACGATGGCGATGAAAGAATGGCAAGGCACATAACAAACTGCGTCACGAAGCAATCATCTCGGGGCGTTATGGTTGCGAAGGCAAGCTCGAAGCGGAAAGTCGATGCGGCCGTAGCAGCAATCTTCGGATATGACAGAGCAACGCAACCAGCAGAACCAAAGCCACCAGTGGCTCGATTCTTCTCGGTTCAACTTTAGGAGCGCAATGAAAAAAATAGATTTCTCACTCGTAGCAGAAGTGACTGGCGTAGCATTAGCAACCACAGGAATCGCAATGCTTTCATTGCCGATCGCATTAATTACACTAGGCACATTCCTAGTATGGATAACAGAAAAGGCTAACTGATGAGTCTATCGAAGCGGATCAAAGCGGCAGAGCAGAAGCGCACAAACAATAGCCAATGGGTCGAACCACTTATCCCAGGACGCCCTGCTTACATGGCCCCATCTGGAATCGATGTAAACGCAGACTCTGCAATTCGCATGTCAACAGTTTATGCATGCGTAAGATTGCTTGGCGATACGATTTCCTCCTTACCACTTGCAGCATACGTCCGACGCGGAAGAAACAGAATCTCATACGCCAGCGTTTACGGATCACAACCAGCCTGGATCAACAAACCAAATCCAGAAGCATCGCGCCTAGAGTTTTACGAGCAGATAATCGCTTCACTTAATATTCATGGCAACGCATTCATTCTCACCGTTCGCGACGACATGGACGAAGTACAAGAAGTCTATTGCGTACACCCAGACGACGTTCGCATTGAACGCCCACGTCCAGGAGAGCCAATCATCTACAAGATGAGAGATGAAGTAGGAACATATTCGCGAATTTTGACCTCACGCGAAATGAAACACATTCCACTCTTCAGACTTCCCGGTTCGCTTTACGGCCTCGGCCCAATCGCAGCGGCTCGACTCACGATCGGCGCAGCGATGGCAGCAGACACATACGCAGCCGCCTACTTTGGCAACGCAGCAAACCCAGGCGGCGTCATTGAAGTGCCGGGCGAATTAACAGAAGAGCAGGCAGGCGACATCGGCCGCGATTGGAACATCACCCACACAGGGCCGTACCGGGCAGGCAAGATCGGAATCCTTTCAGGCGGCGCACAATTCCGCCCACTCACACTGAACGCAGCAGACGCACAGCTGCTAGAAGCCAGACGCTTCAACGTTGAAGACATCGCCAGATTATTCCGAGTACCGATCAGCCTGCTAGGACACCCAGTAGCAGGAGCGATGTCATTTGCCAGCGTTGAAGCACAGAACCTTTCATTCGTGCAACATTCACTTCGCCCTTTATTGGAACGCATTGAACAATCAATGTCGGAATTACTTCCAGAGCCAGACGGCTTCATCAAATTCAATCTTGATGCATTGCTTCGTGGAACCACACTTGAGCGATTCGACGCATACACGAAGGGCCTTCGCGAAGGCTTCCTATCATTAAACGACGTGCGAGCCGTTGAAGATTTAGCGCCACTCGGAGAAGCCGGCGATCAATTCAGAGTCCCACTCCAGAATATTGATGCAGGAGACGCACCAGATGTAGGACTCAAACTGCGAGCAGAGATCGCGGCGATGTTGATCCAGGTCGGCTTCGATCCAAAGGCCGTAACAGAAGCCGTCGGATTACCAACAATGACGCATACAGGAGTACCAAGCACGCAACTCCAGCAAGTCGGCACAATTGACCCGGCAGATCCGGCTTCGGTTTATGAGGTGGAATAAATGCCATATTTCATAAGCGAGAGCCAGAGCGACTGCGCAGGATGGGCAACCGTTAAAGAAGAAGCAGACGGCGCATACACCACAATCGGATGCCACGAAAATAAGCAGGACGCCATCGACCAGATGGTGGTCGTTTCGATCGCAGAAGACATGGAACCAGGCGGCGAAGTCAGCAAGCGAGCCGTTGATTTATCAGTCCCGGCATTTATTCAGGCAAACGCAGAACGCGGCCTGAAATATTTAGCAGAGGGATATGGCGGCGACGGTCTCACAGAAGGAACCAAACGAGCAGCTCGCGAGATGGCAGCAGGCAACATAACCGAAAACAAGATCAGGAAAATGGCCCCCTGGTTTGCAAGGCACAAAGTAGACGGCCAAGCACCGAAGAACAGCAACCCATCCGATCCCGGATACCCAGGCGCAGGATTAGTAGCCTGGCTCTTATGGGGCGGAGATTCCAACTTCAGCGACCGAGCACAAAACTGGGCGCAGAGAAAAATAGACGCACTCGACGCAGAAGAAGACTCAAGGAGCAAAATGACAAAGAAAATCGAACGCCGCACCTTCACGATCAAGAACGTAGAAGCACGCCAGGCAGAAGACGGAACCATGCGCCTCTCTGGATACGCAGCCGTATTCAACGACGACAGCGTGCCGCTTCCATTCATCGAAAGAATTGCACCGGGCGCATTTCGCAAGACGCTAAGCGAGACACCAGATGTGCGCCTTTTGATCAACCACGAAGGCCTACCTTTAGCACGCACAAAGAACGGAACTCTTCGCCTTAAAGAAGACGAAGCCGGACTTTACATGGACGCAGACCTTCCAGATACCCAGGCAGCTCGCGACCTTTACACACTGGTCGAGCGCGGCGACGTTGATCAGATGAGCTTTGCATTCCGAGTGATCCGCCAGAAGTGGAACGAAGGAAGAACCGAGCGCACCCTTACAGAATTATCGCTGGCAGACGGCGACGTTTCAGTCGTTACTTACCCGGCATATCCAACCACCACAGTTGAAGCCAGGGAACATATCGCAGCGGCTCGACAAGCCATCAAAGAAGGACGCGAGATCACCGGCGAAAGCCTGATCGTAATTCAAGCCATCCTCGACAAGATTGACGAATCATACGAATATCTTGGAGAAGGAAAATCAATGCTGGAAACAGTTCTCGGCATTCAACCAGAACCAGAATCAGAAATTGAAACAGAAATCGAAGTAGAAGACGTGCCAGTACAAGAAGCAATGGCCGAAGAAGCATCGCCTCGTTCAATTTCGCTACGCCTTGCGCAAGCAATCGTAAACAATACAAACTAGAATTCTGCTGCAATCAGCAGATACAAAGCCGGAGCGCCTCTCGCACCCAATATGCGCCGCGAGATTAAGTGAAACCACTTTGATCCAAACCCTAATCAGAAGGAGATCAACACATGTCAAAGTCTTTCCTTGATAAGTTGATCGAGCGTCGTGATGCAGTTAAGTCAGAGATGGACGCAGTTCTCGAAGCAGTAGCAGAAGAGAACCGCACTGACCTAACAGAAGAGGAAACCACAAAAGTGGATACACTCGTAGAAGAATCACGCTCACTCGATACAAAGATCGAAAAGATGAAAGCACAGGCAGATGCAGATGCAAAGGCATCAGAAATCCGCTCAGCAGTATCAGACGTCGTAATGCCACGCACTACAGGCACTGCAACAGTCACACGCGAAGAGCGCACATACTCACCACAGTCAGGTGCATCATTCGTGAAGGACGCATTCAATGCGCAATTCTCAAATGACTATGCAGCAAACGAGCGCCTTGCACGCCACATGCGTGAAGAGTCAATCGAGCGCCGCGATGTTGGAACAGCACAGTTCGATGGTCTTGTAATTCCACAATACCTCGTCGACCTTGCAGCTCCACTAGCACGCGCAGGACGCCCATTCGCAGATGCAGCGACAAACAAGATGGCACTTCCACCAAGTGGAATGACTCTGAATATTAGCCGCATGACCACAGGAAGTTCGACAGCCGTTCAAGTTACACAGAACGACGCAGTATCAGAAACTGATATCGACGACACACTTCTAACAATCAACGTCCGTACAATTGCAGGCCAGCAAGATATTTCTCGCCAGGCACTAGAGCGCGGAACAGGCATCGATTCATTCGTAATCGCTGACTTGATCAAGTCATGGCACACAACACTTGACTCACAGATCCTCAACGGTGCAGGCACAGCCGGCACAATCAAAGGCCTTCGTGCTTCAGGCGGAAACGCAATCACATTCACATCAACAGCACCAACAGTCGGCCTGCTTTATCCAAAGCTTGCTGATGCGATTGCACAGATCCAGACAAACGCATTCGTTTCACCTTCACACTGGGTAGTTCACCCACGTCGTCTTGCATTCTTGCTCGCAGCAGTGGACAGCACAAACCGTCCACTTGTTGTACCAGCAGCAAACGGCGCGATGAACGCAGTAGGCGTAGGCGGAGCACCAGCATACGGAAACTCCGGATACCAGATGCTCGGACTTCCAATCATCACCGATGCAAACATCGGAACAACATACGGAACAACAACAAACCAGGATGAAATCTATTGCGTAACAGCAAGCGAATCTCATCTCTGGGAGCAGCCAGGATCACCATTCGCACTTCGTTTCGACGCGACTGGCGCTGGCAACCTCACAATCAAGTCTGTCGTTTACGGCTACGCCGCATACACAGCAGAGCGCTACCCACTTGCAGCCTCGATCATTTCAGGCACAGGTCTAAGCGCACCAACCTTCTAATCGAAGGCAAGCACTAAATTGTGTAGGGCGAGTGGCCCACCCCCCGAGTCACTCGCCCTACACTTCTAAACAGGGGGAAACAAATGAAGACAGGACACAAAGTAACAATCGGTTCGTGCGATCCCGGATCCGTAAATGGATCATTCGCATACATGCTAATCCAACTTGCGCAAGCAAGAAGCAGCAGACTCGGGCCATTTGTAAGAATCAAGGGTTCGGGACTTTTATCAAAGCAACGCAACCGAGTGGTCAAACAATTTCTGGATAACACCGACAGCGACTGGCTTCTTATGTTGGACTCAGACGAGCAGCTCAGCGTTTCAGCATTTGACGCCTTAATCGACACAGCCCATGACAAAGAGCGCCCGATCGTCGCAGGCCTTGTCTTTGCAGGATTTGGAGTTCCCGGCAAGGCTTACCCAAAGCCAGTCCCCTGCATATTTCAGGACTCAGATAAGGGCTTCCTTCCACTTTACAAATACGACAAGAACGCGGTCTTCGAAATTGACGCGGCAGGAACCGGGTGCATGCTCGTTCACCGAAGCGTTCTAGAGAAGATGCGCGAAATCGCAGATCCGAATCAGGGAACAGACTGGTGCTGGTTCTGGGATGGGCCAGTAAATGGAGATTGGATCGGCGAAGATTTATTATTCTGTCGAAGGGCAAAGGCGCTCGGATTTACGATCCACGTCAACACCGCTGCCATATTGCCGCACCAGAAGAGCTTCTGGATGGAAGAAATTCATCATGATATTTGGAAAGATTAAGAAGACCCGGCGCAAGCCGGCAAAGGAAACAGCAACCGCCGATCCCAAACTAGAACGCGCAATGCTGCCGAAACCGGAAAGAAGGACGAAGCGTGGCCCTAACTAATGCCTATTGCACCCTAGCCGAATTAAAGGCCTCACTTGCAATCACAGACAGCGTGGACGACACCCCACTAGAAGCAGCGATCACAGCAACGAGCCGCATGATCGACGATTACACCGGGCGCTTCTTTTATCGCAATGGAACGACGCAATCACCAGTGGCGCGTTATTACACCCCACTCGATCCCTGGACGATGAACATGGACGATAACGTTTCAATTACCGAAGTAGCCACAGACGATAACTTCAACCAGACATGGGATACCGTCTGGTCAACCAGCGACTACATGCTCGAGCCAGTAAATAACCCACAGCGCGGCTGGCCAGTCAACCGCATTCTCGCAATCGGCCGCTACGTTTGGCCTTATTATTTGCCACAGGCATGCCGAATCACCGGCGTCTGGGGATGGAACGCAGTGCCAGCAGAGATCAACATGGCAACCTTGATCCAAGCAGCTCGATTATTCACACGCCGCCAGTCGCCATTCGGCATCGCAGGAAGCCCGGACTTAGGCACAGTGCGCCTCACAGCCAAACTAGACGCAGACGTTGAAGCCTTGCTTCGACCATTCCGCAAGAACAATGGGCTGGCTAAATAATGCCGATGCAACCAAGCCAGGTGCGAGACGCGCTCAAGACAAGACTTCAAACCATTTCAGGGCTTCGCGTTTACGAATTGATCCCAGAACCAGTAACACCGCCATGCGCGATCGTCGGCCAGCTCGACTTCACATTTGATATTGATAACGCCCGGGGATTAGACCAAGCAAACGTAGATATTTATGTGATCGTCCAGCGCTTCTCAGAGCGAGCAGGCCAGGACAAGCTCGACGGATACCTTGCAGGCACAGGAGCAACATCCATCAAAGCAGCAATAGAGGGAGATAGAACGCTAGGCGGAACATGCCAGACATTGCGAGTGATAGGCGCAGAGTCTGGAACATACGACTCGCAATCGAACACATTTCTCTCGTACCGATACCGCCTAACAATCTGGGGATAAGGAGAACCACATGACATACACAGTAATCTCAAACCGAGAAGTCTGCGGAAAAATCAAAGGTGACACAATCACCGCTAAAGAATTGCAAGATGCAGGAGTCAGCGCAGAAACCCTGATCGCTGGAAACCACATCAAAGCAAGTAACACAGCACCACAAAACCCATCCATCAAAACCGAAACAGAAGAAGGAGCGACTAAATAATGGCTCGCATAGTTCTCACTAACGCATTTATCTCCGTCGGCGGAGTGGATCTGAGCGATTTGGTCGCGTCAGTAACACTCAATTCGACATTCGACGTCGTCGAAACCACCGCATTCGCGTCAACAGCAGTAAAGACACGCGTTGCTGGTTTGGCAGACAACTCAATCACGCTTGAATTTCACCAAGACTTCGCAACCGGCGAAGTGGAGCAGACAATCTATCCACTTCTCGGACAAGCATCAACAGTGATCGTCAAGCCAAATGGCTCAACCACCAGCGCATTCAATCCGTCATATTCATGCAGTGCTATAATTTCAGAATGGACTCCGATCAACGGATCCGTCGGTGAATTGGCCACAGCATCTGTAACTTGGCCAGTATCCGGAGCAATCACGAAGGCGGTCGCATAATGGCAAGAATTGTATTAACAAACGCATCCGTTGTATTTGGAAGCACCGATCTGAGTACATATATTTCGAGCATCACGCTCAATTCAACATATGACATCGTAGAAACCACTGCATTCGGAAACACAGCAAAGACACGTGTTGCTGGGCTTGCAGACAATTCTGTGACGTTTGAATTTCATCAGGACTACGCAACATCAGCAGTCGAGCAAACAATCTATCCGTTGCTCGGAACAGCAGTAAGCGTAGTAGCAAAGCCAGTCGCCGGAACAACAACAGCAGTGAATCCGCAATACGCGTTCTCTGCTCTTGTTTCAGAATGGACTCCGCTAAATGGATCCGTCGGTGAGTTAGCAACAGCATCTGTAACTTGGCCGATCTCCGGCGCAATTACGAAGACAACAACCTAAAGAAAGTAGGGGGAAAAGATGGATGGATTAAATATCAAAGTCAAGACGACTGATGGCGTGGAAAAAACGTTCTCATTGCGACCACGCATCATCGTCGACTTTGAACAGAAGTACGGCAAAGGCCTAGCCAAACTCATCGGCGAAGAACAGAAGCTCGAACATATCTATTATCTCGGATGGCTTGCACTTAAATCCAACGGAGTAATTGTGAAACCGTTCGGCCCGGAGTTCTTAGATACGCTTGAAGGAGTGCAACTAGACACAGACCCAAATTCAGAATCCACAGAGATAGCCTGACATATTCAATCGCAGCAGTTTCTGTGGAGACAGGAATAGATCCGATTGCTTTATTGGATGCACCAGACGGCATCCTTGAAGCGATCGTGATCTATCTCAAAGAGAAGGCAAAGGCGGCAAACAAACATGGCCAATGAAGTCGTTGTAATTAGCGGCATCAAAGAAACCACCGCCGCCTTGAAGAAATTCGACAAGGACGCAGCTCGTCGGCTGAACAAAGTAATCAACGACGAGCTGCGCCGAGCCGAAAACGATGCCAAAGACCAGATACCAACCAAGCCACCTATGAGTGGATGGAGAACGACGGCCGCAAAGAACCCACGAAAGACCACCAGAGGCGGCGAAGGCTGGCCAGCGTGGGATCCGCAAGCCATTCGCCAGGGAATCGTTAAAACTCGTACAGAAGGTCGCGTGAGAGCCGATTACACCACCAGCGCCGGCGCACTATTTAACAAGACCGCCTCGGGCGTTATCTTTGAAGTTGCAGGACGCAGGACGCCAGGGCAAGGAACCGGGCGCATGATGATCGGCAACTTGAATGACCGCTTCCGCAAAGCCAGTCGTGGAATATGGGCCGTCATTGACCGCGATCGCCCCAGAATTTACGCCAATATTAGATCAGCGATGGACGACGCACAGAAGACCCTGCAAGCCAATTTCAATAAAGAGAAGGGATAACCGAGCATGGCAATAGGCGCAGTAACCGCCCGGATTATTACCCAATACTCAGACAAGGGCAGCAAGGCAGCAAGCCGCGATATCAACAAACTCGGAAAATCTTTTGATAAATTCGCAGGCAAGGTAGCCAAATCCTTCGGCATCGCAGCGGCAGCCAGCGCCGCATTCGCAGTCAAGATCGGCACAGACGCCGTCAAAGGTGCGATGGCAGATCAGAAACAACAAATCGCTCTAGCAACTGCGCTACGCAATACAACAGGAGCAACAAACGAAGCAATTGCCGCCACAGTCAAATACCTAGATGCTAAAGAATTATCAGTAGGCGTAGACAATGAAGAATTGATCCCATCTCTTCAAACCCTGGTTCAAGCAACAAAAAATGTCACGCAAGCACAGATACTACAAAACCTCGCTCTTGATATTTCTGCCGGAACCTCAAAAGATTTGCAATCAGTTTCATTGGCACTCGCAAAAGCGCTAGGCGGAAATGTTGGCGCACTTACCAGACTCGGCGTGCCACTTGATGCAGCAGCAGTAAAGTCCAAAGACCTCAATGCAATCCTTGTCTCACTTGGCGAAACATTTGCAGGGCAAGCAGATAAACGTGCTCAAACCTTTGAATTTAGAATGATCAGCCTTCAGTTGGCTTTTAATCAAGTCTTAGATCAATTAGGTTATGCATTTATTCCAGTCTTAGAAAACTTTGCTCAAATTTTACTGACGAAAGTTATTCCAGCCGTTCAAGCATTCGTTAATGAGAACGGAGATAAACTTGTTACTGCTTTAACTAAAAGCCTCAAAGCCATTCTCGCCTTCGGATTTGCACTATTTAAAATCTTTTCATTTGTAGCAAAACATAAAGAAATCTTCGTAACACTCGGCGCGATATTTGCCGCAACCTTTGTAGCATCCAAAGTGATCGCATTCGTTACAGCGATACAGGCACTGGTCAAGGCTTACCAAGCAATCAGAGCCGCAGCACTTGGAGCAGCGGCGGCGCAGGCAGCAGCCACCGGCGGAATTTCAGTCGCAGCAGCTGTCGCAGGCGTTGCCGCATTCACAGCCACACTCGGCGGTCTTTATCTTGTAACCAAGAAGGCCAACAGCGAGATGAGCAAACTAGAAACCACCGGCGACGATTTAGCCTTCTCCTTTGATGGATTAGATGGAGCAACCGACGGATTTCTTGATCAACTCAAAGGCCTCAACATTGATCTTGGAAAAGCAGGAAAGAACACAAAGGCGCTCACAGCAGCAGACTTGAAACTTATCCAGACGCAAAAGGCGCTCGCGGCGTTGAAGAAATTCAACATCAAACCAACTACCGAGACAGATCCGATCCAACTTGAAGCGGCACGACTCAACCTTGTAAAGCAAGCAAACCTTCAAGAAGCAGAACGAGTCAAGGCGATCCTCGCAAATCTTGAAGCGCAACTCAAGGCAAACGACGCGATCAAGCGATACACCGACCTGCTCGGCGTTGTTGCAGATTCCAAGATTTCACCAGAAGAAGTAATCGTCTTATCCCAGAAGTGGGGAATCAGCAAAGACGCCGTCATTGCTTACACCAGCGCAATCTTCGCAGTCAACGACGGAAAGATTTCCACAAGAGAAGTCGGCGCACTTGCAACCCAGTGGAACGTAACCACAGCACAGGCGCAGATGTATCTAGAATTCTTTGCCGCGCTCAACGACGGCAAACTTTCAGATGATGAGATCAATAAACTTGCAACTAAATGGAATCTGACAAACAAAGAAGTAGCAGATTATTCAAAGAAGATCGCAGATGGAGTAACACCTTCTGCGCTTTGGCCAGCACCCGGAGATGCGGCGGCAAAATCATGGAAGGACGCGCTTGACGCGCTCAATAAATACGTTGCAGCTTCAGGCGCAAAGATTGAAGCACCAGTAACGCCAGCGCCAGTAGCAGGAACGCCACTACCGCCTGGCTTCAAGCCAGAAGTTGTATTCCCAGTAAGCCCAATCAAGCCAGGAGATTCAGGATTTATCGGGCCTGTTGCTCCAAAGGTAACGACGCCAGCACCATCAACCAGCAACTTCACCACCCAGGGCTTGATCAACAAACTCAACCGGATGCCGATGTTGGCAGACGGCGGCATCGTTAACAGCCCCACAGCAGCCTTGATCGGCGAAGCAGGGCCAGAGGCCGTAATTCCACTCAACCGGATGGGATCGATGGGCGGATCAACCGTCAACATCGTTGTAAATGGCAGCGTTACCAGCGAAGGCGACCTCGTCAATGCGATCCGCAACGCCATCCTTCAGGGGCAGAATAACGGCCAGGCGATCACGAAGACAGCGATCCAACTCTGATGGCAGGCATTCCACAGCTCGGAGCATCAATCGACTTCGTGAACGGCCCGGCGTTTATTTCGACAGCCTTCACTTTGGATGACGCGATCAAGGGCGTATTAGGAACAGGGCAGCTTGCAGACGCAGACGACTCGGTCGACATTTCAGACATTATTCTGCGCTCATCAATTCGAAGAGGCCGCAACCGCATTCTGAACAAGTTCGAAGCGGGAACGGCCGTCGTTGAGATCAAAGACGAAACCGGCGACTGGAACCCGGCCAATACCGCAGGCCCCTACTACGGCAAACTCGTACCCTTGCGCAAGATCCGAATCTGGGCAGATTACGAAGGCGTTCGCTATTACCTTTTCTCAGGATTTATCACCAGCTACGACACCACCTTTGCACTTGGAGCCGATGAAGTTTCTAGGGTGATCCTGCAATGCGTCGACGGCTTCCGCCTTCTCAATAACGCAGCGATTAGCACAGTGCCAGATACCGGAGCAGGGCAACTAAGCGGAACGCGCATCAACAAACTTCTAGACGTTGTTGACTGGCCCACATCGCAAAGAGATATCAACGCCGGCGATAGCACCATGCAGGCAGATCCGGGAACACCAGATCGCACCGTTCTAGAAGCAATTCAAACGGTGGAAAATAGCGAATTCGGTGGCTTCTTCTTGGACGCAGAAGGAAACGCAACCTTCTACTCCAGAACCACAGTGAGTCAGTACGCAGACTCAACCCCTACAGTTTTCAGCGACGATGGCACAGGAATCGGATACGCCCAGATCGATCTGGCTTTTGATGACACCTTGATCGTCAATAACGTCTCGGTTCAAAGATTAAACGGAACAAACCAGATCGTAAGCGATCAGACATCGATCGATAACTACTTCATCCATTCAGGAGCCAGAACCGGCATTCTGGTGCAGACAGACACAGAATCACTAGACCAAGCAACGATGATCTTGCAATCACGCAAGAACGCAACGCTTCGCATTGATTCAATGACGCTCAACCTTGTCGACGACGGCCAGGAAGCACGCAACATCGCCGGCGTTAATTTGGAGATATTCGACCTAGTCAACGTTACAAAGGCGATGCCGGGATCAACATCAATCACCAGCGAATTATTCGTACAAGGACTGCAACACGACATAACAAGGACAACATTCACCACTAAGATACTGACGAGCGAACCCATTATCCAGGCGTTTATTCTCGACAGCACATCGCAAGGAATTCTGGGCGTCGCAGGCGTTCTCAGTTACTAACAAGGAGAAATCATGGCAGGAGCAGGATACAAACTATTCGCAACAGGCGACGTTTTGACGGCAGCGCAAGTCAATACTTACCTGATGCAGCAGACGGTGATGGTTTTCGCATCTTCAGCAGCTCGAACCACAGCACTCAGCGGCGTGATCGCAGAGGGCATGGTTTCATATCTCCAAGACACAAACAGCCTCGAAGTTTATGACGGATCCGCTTGGATCGGAGCAACCGGCGATATCACTGCGCTAACAGCAGGAACCGGAATCAGCATCTCGAGCGCAACAGGCCCAATCCCAACCGTTGCAATCGACACAGCAACCACAGTCGACAAGACCACAGCTCAGACTTTAACCAACAAGACCCTGACAGCACCGATCATCGCCACGATCAGCAACACCGGCACTTTGACGCTTCCAACTTCGACCGACACGATCGTAGGACGCGACACAACAGACACGCTCACAAACAAGACTCTGACAACACCGGTGATCAACGGCGGAACGCTTGTCGGGCCAGAAGAGCGCACCACAGTATCGGCCACAGCAGCTACAGGTACAATCAACTTCGACGCCGTAACCCAGGGCGTCCTTTATTTCACCAGCAACGCCAGCGCAAACTGGACGCTGAACATTCGGGGCAATTCAGGAACCACACTCAGCTCGATATTGGCCGTAGGAGATGCGATCACAGTCACGCACCTCGTCACACAGGGAAGCACCGCCTACTACAATAACGCAGTGCAGATCGACGGATCATCGGTAACACCGAAATACCAGGGCGGAACAGCATTCGCCGCCGGCAACGCCTCAAGTATTGACGCCTACGTTTACACAGTCGTCAAGACTGCGGCGACGCCCACCTACACAGTATTCGCAAGCCAGACGAAATTTGCATAAGGGGAATTCATGTCACCGATACTAGGAGCAAGGGGCGGATTAGCCGCGAGCGCTTACGGTTTCACTTCGGCTGTTGCTGGCCCGGGCGATTATGAGTCTATTCAAACTGTAAATGTTGGCGCTGGCGGTTCATCTAGCGCATCTTTTACTTCAATACCTAGCACCTATAAGCATTTACAAATTAGGGGAATTGCTAGAAATACTTCGGCAGGCACAGCCAGCGATTATATTCTTCTCAAGTTTAATTCAGACACAGGTGCAAATTATGCATTTCACTGGCTTTATGGAGATGGAAGTGCAGCAGGTGGGACAGGCAGCGTAAATCGAAGCAATTTGCCGGTAGGCACTTGTTGGCAGAGTTCAGCACTTGCAAACTCATTCAGCGCGGTTATTTGTGATTTGCTGGACTACAAAGACACAAATAAATTCAAGACAACTCGTTCACTTGCAGGTGGAGATACAAACGGTGGCTCTTATCAAGAAATGAATATAATGTCTGGATTATGGCGTAATACAAACGCAATTACACAAATTGATATTAGTTCTTCAACTGGCAATCTTGCGCAATATTCAACCTTTGCACTTTATGGAGTGAAGTAATGGCTAAAACTTATGAACCGATAGCGACTCAAACACTAGGCAGTAACACTAATACAATAAACTTTACTTCCATCCCTACTACTTACACCGACCTAATTCTCGTTTCAAATTGGGTGGAAAACTCAACAGAAAGTATGTGTATTCGCGTTGGTAACGGATCGGTAAATACTACTTCTATCTATTCAGTTACTTATTTGATAGGTACTGGATCAGCTGCATCATCAGGAAGATATGCTTCATCATTCTGGGAGTTCAGCCAAATGCCAGCCACCACTACCGAATTTAACGCAAACATAATTCACTTTCAAAATTACTCTAACACGACCACTTTTAAGACTGCTATCGGTAGATCCTCTACAGCAAGTCAAGGAACAGCGGCGATCGTTGGGTTATGGCGCTCAACTGCCGCCATAAATACTATTCAACTTCGTTGTGGTTTTGGTTCTAATACTTTTAATACTGGCTCTACCTTTACGCTATATGGGGTGAAAAGTGCCTAATACTTATATTCAAATTGGAAGCACCGTAACTGTTGGCTCTGGTGGAGCAGCAACTATTGACTTCTCATCTATTCCTAGCACTTACACAGACTTAATTCTAAAAATAAGTGCTAGAGGAACAACAACATCACCAGATCGAGACGCACTTTTATCTAATATTAAATTCAACAATACATCTAGCACTTACACTTCAAAATGGGTGCGCACACAGGGAACAGCGGCTAGTAGTTTTAACGGTGGTGCTTTAGCAGGATATGTGAATGCTTCCAACTGGACTGCTTCAACTTTTAGCAATACAGATATTTATATTCCAAATTATGCAGGAAGTAATCAAAAATCTTATTCAATAGATAATTCAGCGGAACAAAATGTAGCCTCATACGATGCCATGCTAGGTCTAGGCGCTGGGTTATGGAATGGCACTGGCGCAATCAATCAAATAACTATAACGCTTGATTACGGCAACTTTGCACAATACTCAACTGCTTCACTTTACGGCGTACTCAAATCATAAGGAGACAAAAATGACAATACCAACAGCAATTGAAGTCAACTGCGCAACCGGCGAAGTAACTGAGCGTCCGCTTTCCGCAGAAGAGATCTCACAGCGCGAAGCCGATGCAGCCGCTTATGCAGCTCAGAAGGCCGAAGAAGACACCAAAGCCGAGGCGAAGGCGGCAGCCAAAGCCTCAGCCCGGGCCAAACTTGCAGCTCTTGGCCTGACAGAAGACGAGATCGCCGCCCTTTAAATGGGATACCAAGAAGGCGATTGCACCCGGGAACCAACCCGGACGATCGACGACGCCGTCGACGAAGTAGAAGCATCGGGGATCCAGAAGAAACCAGGAGAGAAACGTGCGCACATCCCAAGTCACAGTAACGACTAGCCCGACAAAGATCGTGGCGACCGGCAACATATTTCGAGAAGTCCACCTTCATAACGAATCTGGCAACATTTGGATCGGCGGAGATAACACCGTTAGCACTTCAAACGGAGTCAAAGTCGATAACAACAGCCACGACGTGATGCACCTGCCAGCGACGACAGAAGTATGGGCCGTAACCAACACCGGAACTGCGCTCGTTTATGTTCTGGAAGTAAACCAATGACCGCCCAGGATTACGCAGCTCTGACGGTTTCACTTCTTACGATCGGCGGAGCCTTTATCGCGATGACCAGATGGCTCGTCAAGCATTACCTTGCAGAATTAAAACCAAACGGGGGCAGCTCAGTCAAAGACCAAGTGAACCGATTGGAAAAGCGCCTCGATGAAGTTTATAGCCTGCTCCTTAGCAACAGCGATCGCCGTAAGCGTTAGCGGATGCGGATATCAGGGATGGGTTCGATATCCATGCCAGGAATATGAAAACTGGAGCAACCCAGAGTGCAAGCCACCGCGATGCGAAGCAATTGGCCAATGCACGAAAGACCTTCTCCCAGAAGTGGACACACAAAATGGCTAGAAAGCGTTTCACCCCTGAAGAACTTCACGCACGCCTGATCGTAACGATTGGCATCATTCTGGCGATCGTCTTCGCCGGCTCCGTTTTCAGCCTCTTATACGCCCTGCTTTTCATTACGCAACCGATGGCACAGGCCCCAAACGATGCCGCATTTATCGATCTAGTTTCCACACTCTGCGTCTTTCTTACCGGCACGCTTGCAGGAATACTTAGTGCCAATGGGCTAAAATCTAAACCGAAGCCACAGCAAGAAGGGGAAGCAAGTGAGCCAATTAAATAAGTTTCTTGAAGTAGCCAAAGCAGAACTCGGCTACATTGAAGGGCCAGCAGATAACGAAACGAAATATCAGAAGCCAAAGCAAGCATGGTGCGGAGCGTTCGTGAACTGGGTGGCAAAGCAGGCAGAAGTTAAGATCCCAAACTGCACGTACACGCCAGCAGGAGCAACAGGCTTCATGGACAAGAAGGCGTGGACACTTGCAGAACAAGCGGATCCAAAGCCAGGAGATATCGTCTTCTTTGATTTCCCCGGAGACGCGCTCGATCGCATTTCACACGTTGGAATCGTGATTACAAATAACGGCGATGGAACAGTCACCACAATTGAAGGCAACACAGCGCCCGACAAGAAGGGCGACCAGCGCAACGGCGGCGAAGTTTGCCAAAAGGTACGCGCATACAAGAAGAAGAATCGCGGCAAAGTAAAGCCATCACTTCCAGTCTTTATCGTAGGATTTGGACGTCCAAAGTTTAAGGAGATCACAAATGGATAAGAAACAACTTGAAGCAATTGCAATGACCTACCTGCGAGCAGGAGCAGCGGCAGTCGCAGCACTTTATATGGCAGATCCGAACCGCCCACTCAAGGAATATCTTGCAGCAGGAATCGCAGCAGTTGCAGGCCCACTATTAAAGGCCATCGATCCAAGAGCAACCGAATTCGGACGCGGAGCAAAGTAGTCGATGAATCGGGGGGATATTCTTCAAGAAGCAGCTCGACTCACAGCCAAAGACCGCCAGAACATCTACGGCGATCCAAGAACCAACCATCGCCGGATTGCAGACTTATGGACGACATATCTGGAGCACGAAATAACCCCACAGCAAGTGGCGATATGCATGGCGCTAGTTAAAGTCGCACGTTTGATGCAGACGGAGACAGAAGACTCATTCGTAGATTTAGCGGCCTACGCAGCGATAGCCGGCGAGATTGCGACGAATCAATGAACGAAATGATTATCCTCGTACCAACCAGAGGACGCCCACGCAACGCAGTCGAACTATTGGCAGAGCATGATCGACTTTCCACGCATTCAGACATTCTCTTCGTAATTGACGCCAATGACCCAGAGCACGATGCCTACGAATACGAAGTGGGCGCTCACAAGTGCATGACAATTCAGAACGAAACCCGGGGGATGGCTTACCCAATCAACAAGGCAGCCAGTGCGATCGCAAAGAAGGGCGAATATAAATACTTCGCCTTCTTAGGCGACGACCACCGCCCACGCACAGCCGGGTGGGATGACATTCTTATCCAGGCGATGCAGAAGCGGCCGTCAATGGCCTACGGCAACGACTTGCTGCAAGGGGAACGACTTCCAACCATGATCGCGATGACAAGCGACATCGTCAAAGCCCTTGATGGCATGGTTCCGCCAAAGATGAAGCATTTATACCTTGATAACTTCTGGAAGAAACTAGGCCAGGATTTAGGAGCGCTGACTTATCTTGATCACGTTATCGTTGAGCACATGCACCCAATCGCCGGCAAAGCCGAATGGGATGAGGGATACAAG